CTGTGTTTGTTTTGAAAGCCCAACCTCTAGTAGCATCTACGTAAACTAAAGTTATAGCTTGTCCGTTTGTACTTAAAACTAGATTAGATGTTCCTGAATTTATGGGTTGACCATTTCTATCAATGGTTAAATTGTTTGAATTAAATGTACCTCTAGTATCTATGATAGTAATTTCATCTCCTACTGCTGGAGATGAAGGTAAATCAATTTCTATAGGATTAGCTGTTGTATTAGCAAAAATTTGTGCTCCTGCTACAGCTGCGTAAGGTGAGTTAGAATCTGTTATAGTTGCATAACCTTTTTCTATAATTCTTGTTGTTGTGTTTGTACCATCAGAAACACAAAGTAAAGTTGATCCTGGTGGAACAGGTTGAGATGTGCCACTAGCGGTTAACACACTTAATGTTCTATTAGATGTTCCTCTAACTGTTTCATCACTTATGATCCAAACTCTTTCAGATCCCGATGGCATTGTTAAAGTTCTGTCACCAGCTAAAGTTCCAGATAGCTTTAAATAAAAGTTTTTACCATTTGATGTTGCACCATCTGATAAAAGTAAAGTTACACTTGCACCAGCCATATCTATATCTTGATAACCACTAGCGCTTTGTTCTAAAATTTGTAAGTTAGTATTTGTAATAGTACCCCAAAGACCAGCTTTCTCTCCGGTTGCTACTATTTCTAATTTTAAATCTGATGAAAATGTTGATGCCATAATTTTAACTCGGATCTATAGGTGTCCAAACCATGTTTGCTCCTGGAACTATTTCGTTCCATGTAATTATACCAGGCTCTTTTGTATCTACCGTTAGTGGTACCCCACTAGGGCTTACAAGTGCCGTACCTGTGATTGTAACATTTCCAGTGGCTAACGTCAATGGATTTGCTGTAGGAGAAGCCGTAGCATCTGCTGTGACTGTAACGGTGCCAATACCTAATGTTAGTGGGTTAGCTGTAACACTTATATTTGCTTGACCTGTGATACTTAAAGTACCGAGACCTAAAGTTAATGGATTAGGAGTTGCCTCCTCTGTAACAGCATCTGCTATGACCCCTACACTACCAATAGTAATAGTTAATTGATTACCTGTTACAGCTACAGCTACATCTGTATCTGGTCCTGATGTAGCAAATGGTAATGCTGATATTGCGTCAAATCCTAAACTCATAAATAATCCTTAAAAGGAGACAGGGGGTATGTGGTGGTGCCCTGCCTCCATCTAAGAATTATATACTATATTTTTATAGTATCAACTCTGTTAATTCAGAGTTAGATCCCACAGAGCCTTTATAAAAAGTATTAAAAGCTAGACTTATTCTTGTGTTATTACCTTGTTTAGTTTCTACTTGATGAGTGGTTGATGATGGAAACATAAATAAATTACCTGTTTCGACAGGAAAAAACCAAGTGCCAGAATTCCATAAATTATATTTAGTATTATTTATTTCTGGGGATATTTGTCTATAGACTATAGGATCTGAAAAAAGTATTTTGTCATTTTTTATATCGGAATCAAAATATAATACACCAGATATTACTGAATTAGGATGTTGGTGTTGATGGTGATATTGATTAGCGTCGGTATAGTTTAACCACGATTGAGTTATATATAGTTCTATATTGTTTTTTGGACAAATAATAGTATTTAAATAATTTTTACAATGTTTATCTAAAAACTTTTTTATATTTTTAAATTCTTTGTTATTTAATATATAAGTATCTTTTGTACTAAAATTACCAATATTATTTTTACAATGTTTTTTGTGTTCTTTTACAAAATTTAACTCTTGTTTTGTAAATCCTCTATCCATTTTTGTTGTATAAATGGGTATCGGAAAAATAGAATGTATTACAGGTTCTTTCATTAATAACACCAAGATACAAAAGAGTATCTTGTTCCTTTTTTAACTGGTTTAACTAAATGCGGATATAAAAATACAGATGGGAATAAAATTAAGTCTCCAGGTTTAAATTTTATTTCGTAATCATCAAACATAATAAACTCGCCTCCTTGATAGTCATCATTTAAAACTCCAACAATACTTAATATTGGTATTCCTCTTCTTTCTCCTTCAAACATACTATGAATATGATCACTATGTTTAGACATAATTTGATTTTTATCATATCTATTAAATCTTATTTGATTGAAACCTTTCCAACCAGTAAAAGTTTCACCACCTATTTTATTAATCACAATATATTTTTCTAATGCTTTCCATGTTAAATGATGTAATTCTTTAAAGTAAGTTAAATTTCTTCCATAACAAACATCAAGTTCTTTATTACCATTTTTTGAGACGTCTTCATATTCTTGATGGTCTGAATATGTATGTCTTTCCCAGGTTGTATCTTTAGATAATTCTTCTATAGATTTATTACAAATATTTTTAGGAACCCAATTGTTTAAATGAAGTATGTAATCTTTTAAGTTTTTTTCCATTAATCAAAATAATTAAAATTTAATATATATCTAAAATCAACATTTGTTGATTTTGTTGCTCTATGTTCTATGTCAGAATTAAAAATTACTATTTTATTTTCTTCTGATTTTATAAATTTAATTTCATCGTTAATTTTAAACTCTGTGCCACCATCACAAGTATTAAGATAAAGGATAGCAGTTTTACATTTATACGAGTTATCAGTGTGAAAAGCACAAGCATCTTTTTTTAAAAAACAAGATGGAGCTAAATTTGCTCTAACCTCTACTACAGCTTTTGAATTTAATTTTTTTAAAATAGGAATAATATATTTAAAATATGCGTCACAATTTATTTGATTATTATTATAAAAAGAATGAGTAAAATAACCTAAATTGTCAGTTGTTCCTACGACCATAGTTTTTCTTTGAAACCACGAAAATTCTGATTCCATAATAAAAGTTTTTAAATCATTAAAAAACGCTGCATCTAAAAAATTATTAATACTATTCATAATTAATAATTGCGTAAGTAAATATTTTAGGATTCGTCGGAGTTACTACTTTGTATTCTACGTTAGAGTCAAAAGACACTAATTGATTTTCTGTGCTTTTAATAAAAGTATTATCAATCTCGATACCACCATTAGTATTATTAGCAAATAAAACTGCTACTTTAGTATTTGGTTTATGGTGATTAATTAAATATTTTTGTGGTTTTAATGTTTTAGTGAATAAATTAAATTTTACTGAGTGTAATTTTTTGTGTGATATTTTTTCTAACGCCGGTCTAATCATTTGTAAATAATTAATAAAAATACGAGATGTTAAATTAGAATCTTTTATAATTTCATTTGAGAATTTATATCCTTCACAAGGTCTATAATTTACAAAATCATTGTAAAACCAAAAAAATGTATCTCCTGTTAATGTGTCTCTAATACTAGAAAACAATACAGGGTCTATAAAATCATTTACAATGTTAAATTTTTTACTTTCTTTTGACATACCCACAATGTGATTAAACTATTTATTAAGAATTGTCAATCACTTGCCAAGTTTGATTTTCCTCATTCCAAGAATATGTTTGTCCATCATTAGGATAAGCGACTGGTGCTTCCCATTTACAAGACTCTTCATTTAATGTCCAACTTGAATAAGGTTTAGGAGGTATAAAAGCATTTCTATCTTCATCGTAAGTATAACCAATAGCAGCGTGATTTTTTCTAAGTGGAGTTCCACTTAGTTTATGTTCTCCACCATTAGTATTATAAGATGTTTGTTTCCAAATTGCCCAACCTGTTAATTTAGTTAAAAAATCAATTCCAATACCTTCTTGTTCAACACCATTACTATCTAGTAATTCATTGTTGTGAACAGAAAGAACTTCTATTACTTTATTGTTTAATCCTATTTTTGCAAAACTAGCCATTATGTTGTGTAACTCCCTGAACCTGTAAATGTTAATATTGTTTTTTCTTCACCATCACTAGTTGTTGAAATTGTTGGTGAACCTGAAGTTGTACCAGAATAATGAATAGTTGGAATACTTAAAATAACTACTCCTTTTCCTCCAGCACCACTATTTGAGGCACTACCAGAGCTTACTCCACCACCACCTCCGCCACTTCCTGTGTTTGCTGTTCCATCTACACCAACAGTTGAACCATTTGCACCACCATTTCCACCACCACCTGATCCACCAGTACCTATTGAATTAGGTGATTTTGCACCACTACCACCACCACCTGCTCTTGTGACAGAAGAACCTGTTATTGATGAAGCTACACCATCTCCACCATTTGCAGAATCATTACTAGATGTGCTTGAACCTACTGCACCAGCACCGCCTCCGCCGCCACCTCCAGCATTTGTGCTTGTTTGTCCACCGCCATCTTTTCCTTGACTTGGTGTTGTACTTGGTGTGTTACCAGAACCTCCTGAAGTCGTAGCAGCACCACCGCCACCACCACCAGAGCCACCATTCCCACCATTGTTGGGATAAGATGATCCATGTCCACCCCCAGCAGATGTGGTTGTTGTTAAACCAGAACCAGAAATTGATGAATTACTACCAGCGTTACCATTAGTTCTGGTTGATGTTTGAGTTGCACCACCATCTCCTACTGTAACTGTTATTGTTGTTCCAGTTGATGCTATAGATTGTGTTGATTCTCTATAACCACCAGCACCACCACCTCCTGCACCAGCACCGCCTGATATTTCTTTTGCACCACTACCTCCACCACCTATAACAAGAAAATCTATAATATAAGGTGCAGTTTCAAAACTAACGTCATCATCGGAAGTTGGAATCCAACCTTTTGTGGATCCTGAATAAACGATATTTATAGCTTGACCATTTGTATTATAAACTGGATTTGGAGTTGTGGCTCCTTGAAAGTTTTGTGAACCTTGATCTAAAGTTAACGCATTAGTTCCAAAATTTCTAGCAAAATCAACAAAATATAATTGATCTCCCACACTTGAAGAAGTGGGTAAAGTAACAGTGCAAGCATTTGATGATGTGTCTATCCAATATCCTTTTCCCGCTTCTGCAGTTAATGTTGCAGCAGTTACTATTGATGATTGCCAAGTAACACCGGCACCCTCTAGTGTTGCACCAGAGCCTATTGAAATTGTATCACCACTTTCACCTAGTGTTAAGGTAGTTCCTGATTGTGGTGCAATAGTATCTACTTCTATTTTACTCATTTATTAAATCCCATTGTTTTGTTTCTTCATTCCAAGAGTACGTTTGTCCATTATTAGGATGAGCAACTGGTGCTTCCCATATACACGTTTCTTCATTTAAAGTCCAACTATCAAAAGGTTTAGGAGGTATAAAAGCGTCTCTATCCTCATCATACTTATAACCTATTCCTGCGTGATTTTTTCTTAAAGGTGTTCCGCCTAATTTATGAACACCACCTTTAGTGTTGTAAGAAGTTTGTTTCCAGATAGGCCACTTAGTTAAATTTGTTAAAAAATCAATTCCTAATTTTTCTTGTTCAACACCGTTAGCATCTTGTATAACTTCATTAACAACCGAGTGAACTTCAATTACTTTCCCGTTTAATCCTATTTTTGCAAAAGTGGCCATTATGTTGTGTAGCTCCCATCTCCATTAAATGTCATTATTGTATTACTTCCGGATGTTGTAACAGTGGGTGATCCGGTTGTATTTGCTGAATAATTTGCAGTGGGTACACTTATAATAACCACACCTTTTCCTCCTGAACCACCAGTGCCTGGACTCGTGCCCGCAGCACCACCACCACCTCCAAGATTAGCAGTCCCACTACCTCCAGTGCTTCCATCATGGGGTCCAGTACCACCACCTCCACTTCCACCACTACCAGTAACACCATATCCCGTTCCACCACCTCCACCAGCGTATGTTACTGAAGATCCTGTTATCGTAGAAGCTGAACCATTACCACCATTAGCACCAGATCCTGATGCATTAGCTCCACCTCCACCACCCCCTGCGTAAGGAGAGCCACTTGTACCATTAGCTCCATTATTTCCTTGTGATGGAGTTGTAGCAGGAGTATTACCAGATCCACCTGGACCACCACCACTATCATGTCCACCGCCACCACCACCAGATCCACCATCTAAACCTATTCTCGGTGATGCAGATGGATAACTATAAACTCCACCAGCTCCTCCACCAGCAGATGTAATATTTGTAATTGCAACAGCACTTACCGAACTATCTGATCCACTAGTATTTTCTCTAGTGCTATTACTAGTTCCACCGGAACCACCATCTCCTACGTTTACCACAATTTCAGATCCTCCAGCTACACTAGATTGTGTAGATGTTCTAAAACCACCAGCTCCTCCTCCACCACATAAATCAATACCAGCTCCAGCACCACCCGCTACTACTAAAAATGATATATCGTAAGGAGCAACAAAAAAAGGATTATCAAACCTTGCAACAGGAACTAACCATCCTTGTGTTGAATCTGCATAAACTAATTGAATACCTTGTCTATTAGTAGCTAAAATTTTATTGTCAGTTGAGCCTTCTATTTTTTCTGATCCATTAGTTGCAATAGTTAAATTGTTTGTTCCAAATGTACCAGCATAATCTACTACTTCCACTGTAGCTCCAGAACTTCCTGCAGGTAATGTTAAAGTCCAACCTCCACTAGATGTGTCTGCAAAAATACCTTGTGCTGCAGATGCTGTAAAATTAGATGTTTTAACCGCTTGCCATTCAATGGAAGCAAAACCTGTAGCTGTTCCATTATTAGCTAGAGTTGCACCACTAGGAATTGTTATTGTATCACCAGAGGCTCCGATAGTAATAGTATTAGCGTTTTCATTAATAATATTATTACCGTCTGTATCCTGTATAGTGTTAACTTTTAAAATACTACTCATTTATTAAATCCCATTGTTTTGTTGTTTCATTCCAATCATACCTGTTTCCATCATCAGGATAATCAACAGGAGGATCCCAACGACAAGTGCTTTCATTTAATGTCCAAGATGCATAAGGTTTTGGTGGTATAAAGGCATCTTTTTCTTGATTATAAGAATATCCTTTGTTAGCATAATTTTTTCTAAAAGGTGTTCCACCTAGTCCATGAACACCACCTTGAGTATTATAAGAAGTTTGTTTCCAAACATCTCTCGTATTATATAAATTATTTAAAAAATCCATTCCAGCTTGTTCAGTTGTTGCAATATCATTAGATACTACTACAACTCTCTCAACTATATTTCCTACTCCTAATTTTGCAAAATGTGCCATTACGCTGTGTAACTCCCGCTTGCATTAAAAAGCATAATTGTGTCTGATCCACTTGTTGTAACAGTTGGAGAACCACTTGTAGTGCCACTATAAGCAGAAGTTGGCACTCTTAAAACAACAACTCCACTGCCACCACTAGCATGAGGTCTAGAAGCCCAGTTTCCACCAGCACCTCCGCCTGTATTTGCTGTTCCAGATGAACCTCGAACGACGGTAGTTTGTTTTCCTCCATCTCCACCACCACCAGTTCCACCTGATCCTGCTGTACCATTATAAGTAGCTCCTCCTCCGCCACCACCTCTTGTAACAGATGGGCCTGTAATAGTAGAAGCTACACCTGTTCCACCACTGCCTGCCGTGCTTCCGCTATTATCTGAACCTACTGCGCCAGCACCACCACCTCCTGCACCAGCTGCACCATTATCTGAACTACCACCTGCAAAACCTTGATTAGCTGTTCCAGCAGAACCTGATCCAGAACCTCCATCTCCTCCACCCCCTGATCCACCAGCAGAACCATCTAGATCTCCACTTCCACCACCATATCCACCTCCGAGAGAAGTTATGGTTGTAAGACCTGTACCAGAAATAGAACTATCTCCTCCTTGACCACCTAATCCTGAATCTGTTGAGGCTGCAGCACCACCTGCTCCCACTGTAATTGTATAAACTGTACCAGGAGTTAAATTTATAGAACTTTCAGATGAACCGCCACCGCCTGAAGTTTCACTACTAAAAGAGGCTCTATATCCTCCAGCACCTGATCCTCCTGCTCCTCCAGTTCCAGTTCCACCACCGCCACCAGCGATAACTAAAAAATCTGCTGCATATTGTACTTCTCCTAAACTACTTTGTAAACCATCATCAGTTACTAACCAACCTCTTGTTGAATCTATAAAAATTATAGTAACAGCAATTCCTTCAGTTCTTAATACTTTATTATCGGTTGAACCACCAATTTTATCTGAACCATTAGCAACTAATGTGACTGCGTTTGTATCAAAAGTATCTCTGTAATCTTTTATTGCAACTACAGCTCCTGCTGTTCCAGCTGGTAAATTAACTGTTATTGCTCCACCATTTGTGTCTACAAAATAACCTTCGCCAGCAACTGCTGTAAAAGTTGATGTCTTAACTGTTGTTGTCCAAGAAGCTGCACCTGTTGCACCAAAATTTGTTGCTGTGCCTTGATTGTTAATTGTTGCACCACTAGGAATAGTAAAAGTATCTCCACTATCTCCTAGAGTCACTGTTGTTCCTGATCGTGGACTAATTTTATTTACTTTTATTTCACTCATTAAACTATTACTAACGTTCCTGTCACTGTGATTGTTCCAGGTACTGTAATAGGTCCCGCAAGAACACCATTTTCGATTGTTTGCGTACCGTCGATTGTACCTGCTTGATTTTTTATAAATTCATCTGGAGCTGTTTGACCTCCGATGTATTGGATTCCATTTACTACTGCCGTCATAATTCCTCCTACGAACTAATATCGTCTATGAATGAAGTGACAATATCTAAACTAGAAGCAGTATTACTATTAGCTTTTAATATATCACCATTCTTTAAAACAATTTTTGCTCCACCTTGAATTAATTCAATCGCACTGTTTGGTGGGACTGAAACGTCTTTAGCTAGAAAATGATCATTACTGCTATTTTCAATAAAAACGTCAACTAAAATAGTAGAGGTAGTAACATTACAACATCTAATTCCAATAACTGCATCAAAGTCTCCACCAGTTATTAAAGTAACTTCAGATGTTCCAACGTTTCTTTGTAAATTGTTTCTAAAATTTTGTGCCATAATTTATTCCTTTATAACGCAACAGCCATAGCAAGTGCAAAACCTGCTGAAGCTGCTCCTACCGGATCTCCTGATGCATCCAAGAAAACCGATTTACTTGCTGGTAGAGTACAGAATACATCTTTTGTACCTGCGCTAAAATCAACAACTGCATCTGAATTAGAACTAGAAATAATTGTAGTTCTTTGTAAATTAGTTGTAGAACTTAATGTCCCTAGACCAACTTCAAATTCTGATGTACCTTGATTAAAAATACAATAGTATGTTGTATTACCAACTCCTACTCCAGTGTTAAAAGTTTCAAAACCTGTAACTGGTGTATTATCAATCGCAAAAGTAGTTTGACTGTTTCCAGTCGCTGTGCTGTTTACTTTTACTCTATCATTTATTACTAACGCCATTTATCTCCTTATGATGTTATACTTATAATCGCATTACTTGGTGTAGTAGGATCAGGATACGAAATTGTAAAAGTTCCGTTTGTCGCTGTCTTGTTACCACCAAAATCTAAAACTACACACAATTTATTAGAAGCACTTGTATTATAAATAGCTGCAAATGCTGCTGTAAAAGTTGCACTAGCAAAAGTTGTATCTGCAAAGTCAATTGCAGTTGTAGCAGTTGTTGCTGTAACTGTTTGACTTGTCAATGCTTTACCGCCTGAAGGATAGTTACTACTTCCTGCAGAACTAACTTCGTCTGTGGATGAAAACACTGTGCTTGATGTTGTGTAAGGATTAGCTGTGTATAATGCTATTTTAAAAGAGTCACCACCAGAACTAAAATTATGCGTTCCTGATGCGAGTTCACCTTTAAAACTGAATGGTACTATGTTTGCCATTTTTTTCTCCTATTTATTTTCCATAACTTGATGGTGGTTTAACGTTAAGTTGAGCCCGAACTTCACCATCTTGATATTCGTCTCTGCGTCTGTTCCCGATTTGCTCGAGAGCATACGATTCTAAAGCTTCGTCATACGACGCTTTATAGTATTGTAACATATCTGCTGGGCCTTTCAAGTACCCATATGCATTTACTAAGCATGCGTATAAAAGTAAATCTGAATATTTATTTGACAAATATGTGCCAGTCGTATCTGTCGTAATTGTTGGTGGCTCTTTGTCATAAGCTAGTGTAATTTCGTAAGTTCTATCAGGTGTTGGAGCTACTACCCAAAACTCCTCGTCCCAATTTGCATAATATTTAGGAATATCTACAGCTGAAGTACCTGGTGTAGAGTAATATTCTGCAATAAAACTAGTGTCTCTCTGTTCTAAATAAAATTGATCACCCTCTGAATTTGTTAATTGTACATATCTAATAAATCTTAAATCAGCTGGAATAGTTACATATCTGTTTCCAATGATTAAATTAGATGTTGCATAAAACACACTTTGATCGGTGTCGATTGCTCTATGAATTTTTAACTCTGCATTTTTAATTATTCTTTCTAATACAGAATCAGATAAAACATTACTATCTACCTCTGTGTAGTTTCTAATATCTGTTTGTAAATTTGCTAAAGTATATGCCATTACCCGTTTACTACCTCCAATGTTACTGGTCCTGCTGAACAGTTTTCACCACCACCTGATATTCCTCCCACAGTTCCCGCTACTGAAAGATCAAATTTTACATAAAAATAATTTATAGGATCTGTCTC